AGCTGATCTCAAGGGTGGAACGACCGGGCAAATCTTGTCGAAGGCAACAAACACTGACATGGACTTCGTCTGGATAACCAATGATCAAGGTGATATTACTGGGGTCACTGCTACTTCTCCCCTAACTGGTGGCGGTACATCTGGCGCAATCACAGTCGGAATCCAAGACGCATCAACAAGCCAAAAGGGATCAGTTCAACTCAGCGATTCAACATCGACGACTTCATCCGTTCTCGCAGCTACGCCGACAGCGGTGAAATCAGCTTACGATCTAGCAGCTTCGGCTTATGCTCCAGCATTTACCAACAACTTCTACGCTGGAAAAAATAAAATTATCAATGGTGATTTTGGAATCTGGCAACGTGGAACTTCTCTTGCTTCCTTTGGTTATCTTGCCGATCGTTTTTATTGTGACACCGACGCGACAGTCACGCAATCTCGTCAAACTTTTACTGCGGGAACTGCACCAGTTGCTGGATACGAGGGAACTTATTTTTTCAGAATGGCAAAGTCAGCGGGTGGTTCATACGCATCACTTCAACAGAGAATTGAAGATGTGCGAACATTCGCGGGACAAACAGTCACTCTTTCATATTGGGCGAAGGTCAGTTCTGGAACTCTTGCAGTTGATACAATTATTGGACAGATTTTCGGTTCTGGCGGTTCGACCGCCGTTTATACTTACGGACCAGCAAACACTTTGACGACTTCGTGGGCAAGATATTCAGTGAGTATTGCGGTTCCGTCAATAACTGGAAAAACAATTGGAACTTCAAGCTACGTGGCAGCTTATCCTTTCAGCACGCCAACTACTTCCGCCGCAACAATTGACGTCTGGGGCGTTCAACTGGAAGCGGGATCAACCGCTACACCATTCCAAACTGCTACTGGAACTAAGCAAGGCGAATTGGCTGCTTGCCAGCGTTATTATTTCAGAGCAACTGCCGAAACTTCGGCTTTTGCTCACTTTTCGCTAGGATTTGCATCATCAACAACTTCAGCGCAACAAGATTTGAAGTTGCCAGTAACAATGAGAACAGAACCGACGAGCGTAGATTTTTCAACATTACGCCTAGAGGACATAAACTCAGGTCAAGCAGTAACTACTTGCACACTTTCGTCAAATGCTTCTAATACAAACATAGCGACCTTTGATGTCGGAGTGGCAAGCGGTTTAACTGCCTACCGCCCTTATTTCTTGGGTGCAAATAATTCAACATCAGCCTATGTCGGCGTAAGTGCGGAGTTGTAAAATGGAAATCACATATCTAACAGATAAAGATGGCGTAGAACACGCAATTATTGACCGTGGAAATGGCGAGTTTACTTCCATGACTAAGGCACACTACGAAGAGTTACAAGCTGCGGCAAAAAATGTCTCCAAATAGTCAGAACGGCTGGACAGCTTCCAAAGTCAAAGCAGAGATCGATATTGATTCATTCCCGATTCCGGGCACGAAGATCAAGCTCACCTGCAATAAGGCGGTTGCGCCGCTTCTGGTTGGATTTGCTGCTGAATTTCATCAGCTAATCGAGCCCATCGACGAAGGCTCACTCGATGACTGGGGCTATTGCTACCGAGAAATTCGTGGCAGTTCGACAGCTCTTAGCAATCACAGCTCGGGGACAGCAATCGATCTAAATTCAACAAAGCATCCTCTCGGCAAAGCTGGAACGTTTCCACTCGAAAAGGTGGCGATGATTCAAGCTCTGGCGAAGAAATACTCATTGACATGGGGTGGGGACTATCGGGGGCGAAAAGACGAAATGCATTTCGAAATCGCCATTCCGCCATCGAAAGTCGAGGCAGCGATTGCGAAGTTAGGGGCTAAGAAATGAAAGAAATCAAAGAGACGGCAGCTTCATGGGCTAGATCATTCCTAGCAGCAGCTTTGGCGATGTACATGGCAGGGATTACCGATCCAAAGACTCTCGCAATGGGCGGCGTCGCAGCAATCGCGCCAGTGGTTCTTCGTTGGCTAAATCCAAAAGATGCTTCGTTCGGGATCAAGGGGAAATGACCCCAAACGACTGGGCGGCGATAGGGGTTGCGATGGCAACCCTTATTTCGTCATTTGCGATGGCAATTCGATTCTTGGTTCGTCACTATTTCTCAGAGCTTCGTCCAGATGGAAACGGTGGACATAACCTTCGAGGTAAAGTCGATCGGATAGAACAGAAGGTCGATTATCTTTACGACTTAATCATGGATGAAAGAACGAGCTGACATTCTTTAGATTCTCTGAAAGTCTAATTTCGCTTCTCCCCCGCATATCAACTCGATCCCCATTCATTGGGGCATTGAGCCAGTGTTCATTCTCGCGCCAGAGTAGCTGCGCAGTGTGAGCAGCTTCTTCGAATAGATGCATATCTCGACCGCGAAGTCTCAGCGTGAACTCAATTTTCTGCTTGTGCATATTTTCGCCAACGTAATCAGTCGTTACGATCAGAAGATCGCCCGGGTTTATAGCTCGATCATCCTGACCGTATCCGAAGAGTTCCAGTTTTCCTTGAAGCTGCGCAGTGCTTATGACGTTGATCATCCCGCTTGGTTGCATTCTCGGTGCAGACATTTTCGCTCCCTTTCAATGGCGTCCGCGTGTCGGTACTTGCGAGATGTCTGGGGCGACCCTTACCATCTTTCGATCTCATCTTTGAATTGCGCAGTTGTGGAATGCCATAGTGCGAACCGTTCCGGGCTGCTGGATTCCAATTAGATTCTTTAGTCCATAGAAGCTCTAGACATCGATATTGTTTTGCATCGATAACTCTTGAATGTGCATAGAGTTTGAAGTTGTTTATATCTATCTTTTCAACGCCCGTTGCTGGGCTAGTGTTTAGCACCGCTAAACATAGTACGCCCCAGTAGATAGTTCTCCGCGAGCTACACCGCCCTAGCGGCTCTCGTCGAGAGAGTGATCGTACCGATGCTGTCAAGGATGTCAATGACGTCATGCGTGTGCCTCTTCATCGGCGATTTCCACAAGAGTTATCCCCAGATTTGAACAGCCTGTGCATTCAAGTACATGGACATTCGGCGGCAATAGATCAGATACGAAACGAACTCGATGCAGTTTGTCGGCTTTGCAGATACGGCATCTCCAATTAACTGATCGCATATACGCTCCGAGCCAAGTCCTCGATTGGATGCAGATCGCTTTGATTGATCCAGTATGCGCCATCGCTGCGCTTGCGAGTTGGTCGCTTAGCAGCTTTGACCGTCGTCCATCCAGCGATCCAATAGATCGGGCTCTTGCCAGTGACAAGGATTGCGATGTCAGTATCTCGATCTCGATCAGTCAGAAGTAGATGCCCGTCTTTGTAGCGCGTCCACTTCACTTCGACGTTGCCCCCAAGATCGGCGTGCAACTTGAATCCGCCCACTGTTGGCTCGAAATTCTTAATTCCGAAGTATTGAGCCACGATCATTTCTGCTCCAATTGCTTCGGCATCTCTAGCAATACCTTCATGCAAGTTGAGTTTCTCGAAGGATCGATCGATTTTATTTGGCGATTCGAAAGCTCTGCGAAAGGCTGTCGATGCTGCAACGAACTCATCGTCGCGCTGTAGTCGAAGCCAGATCATCGCTTGGCACATTCCAAACAGATCCAGAGCTGTGAAGCTCCTTCGCCTGTATAAGTGCCAGATAGCTTTGAAACGTAATGCTCGCCCCGGTCACACCATTCGATCGACGGGGGAGTGACTTGATCTCGTAGCTCTGTACCGTCCATCTGAATGACCAATCGATCACCAGTTTTGATATTGATCATCTCAAAGTCGCCGCTCATTTTGTTTCCATCCATCGAGCTGGACATTGGAAATCACGATTCTTTTGAGTGCACACGAATCCTTTGTACGGTTTGCCAGTTTTGCCGATGCCTTCTTTGTATTCCATCGGTCCATGCTGGCAAGACGGCACATCGAGAATCGCTGTCGGAGTTGTAATCTCGTTAGCCACGTTTTCAATGGCTGAGCCAAATGACCACGGGTCACGTTCTTGAGTAACCGTCAAAGTCACGTCAGCCGTTGGTGGTACGACCGAAAGCCCAACTCGACGCATCTCTTCAAAGCTTGGTCGATTCGCGTTCTCACTGAACTTGGAAATCCCACCAGTGTGCAAGCTGCGACCGATCGAGCTAGTAGCGCAGTTTTCCATTGGGAAGCGATTGGCATTGGTTCGGATTTCTTCTGCGAAATCAGTTGCAAATGGTACGAGATCATTGACATCCCGATAAAGGTCTGTCTGGACAATGTAACGATTTCCGTCATGGAAGATCAGTTTTGTTTCGATTCTTCCCATTGGATAGTGAATCCAGAATTTCTCGATGCGTTCGGCAACCGATTCATAATTTTCTAAGGGATTAGCCATTTTTGATTCTCCGATCTGCGCCAATTCTCATTCCGGCGCTGCGACCTTTTAAGTAGCCATCTTTTTTGCCTGTGTTGTAACCAAGTGAATAAAAGAGTAAAGCTGATCCAAGTACGTAAATGATTGCCCACCCGATTTGTGTTTCGATTCCCATCTTTATTGCTCCCGTCGGGAAGCTAGATCGTTCGTCTGCTCCCTGTTGGATAGAATGACGGCTTAAGCTGACAAAATCAAGGATTGGGCTTGTTGTTCGGCGTGTCTTGCGGCGTTTTATCTTTCAACCCATTTGATGCCAGTACTCCGCCAAGAGATCCAGTCAAGAAGATTGCCAGCGTTTTGAGAAGATCGATGAAGGCTGCATCGTTTGGCGCTTGAGCTGCCACTGGCTGAGTTACAAAAATCAGCGCGTAGGTAATCCCCAGAGTGACGATCAAGAAAACGATTGATAGTGTGCAACCGATGAACAATATAAGACGCGCTTTGATATCTTCTGGCGAAAGACGCTTTTGATATCTTGGGCGATTTTGACTATGGCTTAGTAGCTGTTCCAAGTAGGTCGTCCGTGCAGACGCCCGTGGCTTCGCATTGCGGTCGCTTGCATTCATCATTTTCCCAATTCTCAAATTCTTGGCATGGATAGCGAACCCAACCCTGATAGCCACAAGCGGACAACGCCAAGAGAAGGCACACTCCTAGCGTTGCCGCCCATAGTTTTCGGATCACTTCCCAGTTGATCCAAATGCTGCGTCTTTTGGATTTAGATATCTCAGGACAACTGGCGCGATTGCTGCAATTCCACCCATTGCCAAAGTCTTTGGATCAGTAATTCCTGCCATGTACATTGCAAGAGCTGCTGCCAGATAACTTCTTGCCCATGAAGCTGCAAGTGCTTTGATTTCTTTCATTTCTTTGCTCCGATCTTGGCTATTGCTGCCGGTACCTTTGATGGCGGGATTGCCACTTCAAAGTGCATCTCATCTTTTCGCCCCCGGTAATCGCCGCCCCAAGTCAATGAGTATTTCTTCGCAAGAGCTTGAATCATGGCCACCTTTTCAAGTGGGAATGTGCCAGCCTTGCCAAGAGGATGCTTTGTAGCATTCAAGTCAATAGCTGTTCCGCTGGAGTGATTACTCAGAGCTGTGGATGATCCACGAATCTCCCGATAACAGTAGCCCCAGTCATCAAGTGAGCCTTCATCAATCGGCTCGATCAGCTCATGGAACTCAGCAGCAAAGCCCACTAGCAATGGCGCGACCGCCTTATTGCAGGTTAGCTTGATTTTTGTTCCGGGTACTGGGAAAGAATCGATGTCGATCTCAGCTCGTACTTTGGATGCAAGCCATCCATTCTGACTATTTGGCGACATTCTTTGCTTCTGCCATGTCTTTTAGCCAAGCAAGATATTCAGGATTATCCTCTGTGCAAGTAACTCGGCATAAGCCATCGTCATCTATGCGAGCATAAATTTTGACGCTTTCTTCGGTAGTTGTAAATAATTCATATTTCATAGTTCCGCACTCCAACCTAGATAAGCACCTGTTGCATTACTTCGAGCAAAAGAACCATTGCCACCGATTAAACCTGCCGCTACTGGCATACTTGTCGAAGCGGAAGTGGTTTGCCCTAATCCAAAAAATGGAACCGCTGAGCAAGTTGTATTTGCACCAGCCGAACGAACGCTGTAATCGCTTGCAGTACCAGACTGTTCAAGCGCAGTTGGTGCAACTCTCATTTGAACTGGGAAGAAAGTGGTTACTTCCGAGTTTGTTGTGCCTGAGTTGTTACCTATGGCTAAACGATCGCCTGTGTTTCCACTTATGCGGAAGTAATACCTCTGGCAAGCAGCCAATTCGCCTTGCTTAGTTCCTGTAGCAGTTTGGAAAGGTGTAGCAGTTGAAGCGGCTTCTACTTGAACGCCCCAAAGGTCAATAGTTGCGCTATTTAGGTTATTCGCTAATTCAAAAAGGATCTCTAAAAATACGGTCGTTCCAATAGTTTTGCCTGTAATGCTTGGAACTGAAACGGTTGTAGTGTAACGAACCCAAGAAGTTGTAAGGGTTACAGCGGTTCCAAATGTAAATACTGTACTTGAACCACCTGAACCAAAGTTTTGAGCAAAGGTTGGGGTTAAAGTTATTGCCGCTGATGCTTTAGCCCAATAAGATAAAGTCGCAGTTTGACCAGCAAGAGTTCTAACATCTTCAATTCTTTGAGTTATGTTTGCATAAGTTGAAGTCGAGCCACAGGTTAACCGCCCAAAGAATTGTCCTTCATATCCTGCAACTGGCGCTGCTCCTGGAGTAAATGTTTGTTGTGTAAAGGTTGAACTTCCAGCAGAAAAATCGCAGCGAAAGCGGAAGCGGTCTGCCCCGTAATTGCTAGCACCTGTGGTTGTTGAAATGCTTGTGCCGCGCTGCCAGACTCCAAAGTCACCGTTAATTATCTTGTTCTTGCCCGCGAAGAAGTTATTCGTAAATGCTGGAGCATAAGCGGAAGCTGCTAGATCGTAAGCTGATTTTACCGCTGTCGGTGTAGCTGCGAGAACTGATGAAGTCGTCGATGTTGAATCGCTGAGTTGAACTGATCCCTTTTGGCTTGTTGATGCGTCTTGGATTCCGACTGTGATTGCGCCAGAAGTTCCGCCGCCAGTTAGGGGAGAAGTAGCAGTGACGCCAGTGATGTCACCTTGATCGTTGGTGATCCAGACGAAATCCATGTCAGTGTTTGTTGCCTTCGACAAGATTTGCCCAGTCGTTCCACCCTTGAGATCAGCC